CCACTCCCTGGGCCGGGGATTGGGAGGTATGGCCCACTGGGTTGGGTAGGGGGGGAGGAGGAGGAGGAGTGGGTCGACCCGGGAAAATGTACGGGCGACTGCGGAGACTGGACATGTCCAGTTTGCGAAGCGCTTGGGCCTGAAAGGTCCCGCGAGCTGTGCGAAGTTCGCAAAGCGCAGGGGGCGGCGTGGTCGACCGTCCTCAGGAATAGATTATTCCGGGCATTTCCGACGTTAGCTGCGGTTAGGGATCGGCGTAGAGCCGAGTACATCCCAGCTTTAGTTGATTCATCGGTGGTGCCAAACCAGGAGACCCGGACGCCCAGTCCCGGCCCGTTTAAGCGGGCAATCCAATGGGCGTTCGAGCGCAGACTCGCAAAGTTAGAGGTTAGCGTAGCAGCACAAGCGTGCGCTGACCAGTTTCTGTGTGAGGACTGGGAGGAGGAGGAGGAGGGTGTGGAACCCGTCAGTGTGGAGCACGGCGTGCTGTCCAACTTAAGGACTGTAGTGACGGCTTCATATAAGGGCAGGAACCACAAAATCCGGAGGAGAGCAGAACGGCGGTTCAAAGCCAGGGTCGGTGACTTAAGATTCCTCGTCGAGGAGTTAAAAGCCAACATAAACGGCCTAACCGAGTCGGCAACCGACATGGCCTTCCTGAGGTACAAAGCCAGGCAGCTTATAGATAACAAGATCGCTGCCAAGGAAAAGGATCTACAGGCAAGGAAGAAGGCGGAAGCTGACAAGGCTAAATTGTCGGAGGAGAGACGAGCTCTAAGGCACGAAAACGGTGGCATCGAAACCAGATGGGACAAGGAGACCCAGAGGATGTTAGATGCAATCGGTGCTGATGAGACATCCGGCATGAGCAACAACTGGCTCAGCGACGTGAGACGGGCAAGAAATTTCCATATTAATGCATTGGTAGCCCTGTACCACGTGAAGACGGAAGATGAGGTCTTGATGGATAAAATCCTCGAGGACGCTTTGTCTGCCGTCCCCGCTGCCCGCAGGTGATGCTGCCGTGCTCTGCTCACTGGTGAGGATACAGCAGTTCCGTCGCGATGTATTCGGGAGATCACCATTGAAGTAGACCACGGTGGGAAAAACAAGGTTCAAAAGCCCCGGAACCTTGTCATTTGGGGCAACATCTCGTCTCGTGCTCGGTATAGTGCGCACAATAATTCCCTCGCAAACCTGGTGCGAGGGATAGACGAACGGATTTTCCACGTTAAAGATGCCAGTGGCGTGCTAGTACCAACGCCGCAGCCACTGAAAGGTGCGTGGGAGTCCAAATTCACCTATTATCCACATTTCTTTGCGTCTGAGGTGCCCAATGCTCGGCGGTTGACCTGTGCTCAATTCATTGACCAGTGTCCTAGTAGCAAAAGGCGCCTGTATGTCCAGGCGGCAGAGGAGTGGATGAAGGTAGGGTGC